GGTCAGGTGCGCCCCGGTCAGGTCCGCCCTGGTCAGGTCCGCCCCGGTCAGGTCAGCCCCGGTCAGGTTCGCCTCGGTCAGGTGCGCCCCGGTCAGGTCCGCCCCGGTCAGGTCCGCCCCGGTCAGGTCCGCCCCATTCAGGTACGCCCAGCGAAACACCCCCTCGCGCAAGTCCGAGTTGTGAAAGTCCAACACATAACCGGTTTCTGTCCTTTGACGGACCGCTTCCTCCCCCCCAAAAAGGTTCAGAACAGCCTGGATATCCGGACGGAACGGGGCGGGTCCGACGGCATCAATATCTTCATCCGGCTTTTGATCCGATGGTTCGGGAATGGTCTTATGGGGCGGGTTGCGCACAAAGGCGCACAAAATATCCCAGACGGACTTTTTATCCCGGGCAGCCGAATCCTCAGCCAATCGCCAAAGGGCATAAATACCGCCAAGTCGAACCGGAAGATCGGCGCTGCCCAAATGATCAATCGCCGACGAGAAACGGTCCGTGAAAAGCCCTTGTTCAGAAACCCCAGTTTGCCGACGCGTTTCAACAATTTGCTGATAGGTCGCGTAGGAACGCCATATTCCAAAACCAAGACCGATAATACCAACGGTCAAAAGACCCACGTTACGCAGAACTTCACTACGCGACGTATTGACGCCACCTTCCTGCCAAAATCTAAACGAAAACCATTCTGGGCCAACACGGTCAGCAAATGTGGCGAGAATAACCGAGATTGCAGCAAACATGCCGACAATTTGAATGGCTTTGATCCATTGCGACGGTCCCCAACTCGAAATCCGCTCGCCGCACCATTCGAGCGGCGCGTTAATTGGATACAGAATGCCTACCAACATTTCGATCAAAACCGCTTTCACGTCATGCCACATAGCCCCCTCCGTATTCGGTTTGGAGAACACCATACCGGATCAGCATATCAACGTAAAAGTGCAATTAATTATCTGTCCATTTTCGGCGATCAAAACAAATGAATGCAATCGTGCAACTATTTTTGAATCTTGATAACGCCACCTGGATCAAGGTCAAGGACGGCAACCCGTCTGCCCGCGCACTTTTCCAGCGGCACTATTCATTCCGCCCATATAAGGACGGTAGAAAACCAAAACTATTTGTTGGTCCAGGATCAAAAATGGTTCTGTTGACGCCAAATGCGGACGCCTTATTCATCTGGCGGAAGTTCATAAGCGGCGACAAACAGGACGGCGTAAACTGCGCCGCGTTCCGAAACGAAAGCCGCTTTTTATCATCAAGTTTAATCCTGAAGGCAATGGATTTGGCGTGGAAGCGTTGGCCCGGCGAACGGCTCTATACCTACGTAAACCCCCGAATGATCGGAAGTCGTAATCCCGGATATTGCTTCAAGATGGCAGGCTGGGCCAGCTGCGGCGAAACCAAGTGGAACAAACTGAAAATCTTAGAGATCGCGGGCGCATTTTCCTCAACTCAAATTCCTGCAGGGGATAAATAATGCTCTATTCAGACTGGCGTATCATACCGGGTGTTTTGTATCGCGGCGGCCTTGAAAAATCCGATTATGATGAAGCCATCCAGGCGCTAATCGATGCGCGGGATGAAAACCCCTCTATAAGTTGCGGCGTTTGCCATGACGGCGGGCATATATCAAATCAATGTCACCATAACCCTTTGGTCATGGCACGGCGGGCGATCAGCGCGGCGGATGTGTGGCGCTGTTTTCATTGCAACGCGATTTTTACCGATCCCGTTGAGGCCGAACAGCATTTCGGGCGCAACCCGCATGAAACCCCGAAGTGCCAGCAAAATACCGATTGTGAAGCGAATTCCGAGGCTCCCGGATGCGTGGGCCATTCATCGCAAGGGCGGGGCGGCTTGGGCATCGACGATCCAGCCGCGCCCGCCAGCAACCCGGATTTTGCCTACGACCCGCAAGCCGACCGCAATGCAAAATGGCTGGATCCGGCGCCCTCTGCTTTACCCGATCAAAAACCTGGGGGAGATAAGTCATAAAAAATATTACCAGGGATGAATTATTGACAGCGACCGGCGGGCGGGAACACGACGACGAAATTCACGTGGCCAACGGCGTTGCGTGTCTTTGGTATATCGATGGCCGTACCTATCGCGAGTTCCAACCGGATATCGGGCGCGTAAGCTGGTCGGTTTATGACCCGCCCGTCAAATAGAGATTTTACCAGATGAACCAGGTTAAACGGCCAGTGAATTATTACGGATCTAAAGATCGGATGTGTTCGCAAATCCATGCATTGATTCCCGATGGTGTTTCGACGTGGGTAGATATGTTTTGCGGGTCGGCAATTGTGACGCTTCGCAAGCCACGGCATCGCCGCGAAGTAATAAACGATTTGAACGATGATATTATCAATCTGTTTGATGTGTTGCGAAGTGGCCAGGCCAGCGCCCTTTATGAGGCGATCGAGTTGACGCCATTTTCGGATGCCGAATTAAGGCGGGTTTACCATACGCCGGAATCGGGTGATCCAATAGAGAAGGCGCGGCGGTTTTTGATTTGTAGCTGGTTTGGCCGTGGCGGCGATATCCATAAAACCGGCCTTCGTTGGTCAAAGGGCCAGACAGTCGCGCCGGAATTAGCCTGGGCGCGATTGCCTGACCGGTTGATTGATGTTGCGGAACGGCTTCGCGGAATATGCATTCGCAGTACTGATGCACTCAAAATTGTTGATGATTACGATTCCGAAGAATGCTTGCTGTTCGCGGATCCGCCTTATCCGGGTGCCGTAGGCCGGCGATATCGCATTAAAATGTCAAACGCTCAACATGAAGATCTGGCGCGGCGGCTATGTGAAGCCCGCGCAAAGGTCATTGTCACAATGTCGCTTGGCACAATTTACGATGATTATTTTAAGGACTGGTGCCGGCACGCATCGCGGCTGGTCAATAACGCCGGCAACCATGCCGAAGAAGTCATTTTTACAAACTTTGAACCGCGAACGCTATTTTCGGCGGCGGAATAAAAGGAAACGGCGATGCCAATTAAGCCAGAAAACAAAGCCCGATACCCGGATAACTGGGATGAAATTTCGGCGCGGATCCGGTTTGAACGCGCAAAGGGTATCTGTGAATTTTGCCGGGAGGCCGAACACGGCAAGCCGCATCCGGTGACCGGATCAACAGTGGTTTTAACGACCGCGCATCTGGATCACAGGCCAGAGAATTGCGCCGATCATAATTTAGCCGCGATGTGTCAAAGATGCCATCTGATCTATGACGCCGTTCATCATCGGCAGAACGCGGAAAGAACGCGGCGCGATAATCTAAATAATTTAGAGATGTTTTGATAACCGGGATTAGCAATCATGGAAACGCGCGCCAAGCTTTTGACTTTGGATTTAGACCCGAACAAACCCGCCCCAGACGGCATGGTCACAGTGATATTTGCCGTACCGTATCATACGCGATGGGGTGCCGGTGAATACACCATAAGCGGCCCTGGGTTAGAAGCCGGGTCGGGAACCGGAAATAATCAGCGGCCCGGCGAAGGAACGCGCCCGGCGACTCCACGGCCAACACCTAAAGGATAGGGGCATTATGAGTAAATTAGAAACCAGCGAAAATCCGCGAGGCTTTGTTGACTTTATGAACAAGGTGGCCGCTTTGGCGGTTGCCAGTCAATTGCCGGCTGATGAAGTGGCATCCGGCCTGGTGACAGTGGCGGCGGATATTGGCCGATCAGAATACGGCGACAACTTTGTCGATGGGTTGTGCAAATTGGCAATGGCCCGCAAGGGCGAACCGGTGCCGTACCAACAACAAAGGATTTAGCTTTGATGGAATACACCATGGGAAAATGGTCGGCAGGCCTCACAGAATGGACGGAAGGCTATACCGCCTATTTTTCCGATTCTGAGAACGTGACGACCTTGCACCATAAATTTTCGTTACCGTTTGTGTCTGGATATGTGATGCAATCAAAAGTCGGTATAAGTTGCGCTTCGAATTTAACCCCATTTTTATCTGTAACTGGCGGGACGGTCATCTGTACGATTCCTTTGTCACTATCAGATTTCCACACCATTTCGCCTTTATTAGATAGGCCAGCGGAAGCCAGTACTTCCTTTATTCTATCGGATTTTTGCTTTTCCAGGCTGGCCATACTGCTTGTAATTTTTGATTCCAGTTCGGTCAGGTCAATTTTCACCTTCCCTGCGTCAATTTTAACTTTGCTTCCGGTCCCAATAGCAAAAAACGGGATTGATAATATAAGTGCAAACAGGGTGTTTTTATGTATGGGCGTGTCTCTTTGTATGATCCAGCACGCTGTAAGCGTTACGGTGGAACCTATTAAAAGTGTCCAAAGTTCTGCAATTGACGGTGTTATCATTTTATCAAATTACCCGAAAAACAGAAAAGGTACAACGAATCTCGTTTTCGGGAAAATTGCAATAACGGGAAGATACCAGAGACGGCGGGGCAAATAATGGCAGACTATGAAACCTTTTTCCGGCGTGTAGCCGAGATCTGCCTGCAGGGGCGCGGGCTTTCGCATTCGGATTTTCTCGAAATCGGCATGAGTGCGGATTGTTTGCGGGTTGAGGATTTCGATCCGATCCGGCACGGCGACGATCCCGAAATCAGCAATCAGGGGCTTGAATGGGGCTCGCATGTTTATGTGATCGGGGGAAAACCCGATGCCTAGAAATATGTCCTTTTTTATGACAACTCAACAGGTCATAGACAGAAAAAAAGATGTTACCCGGCGCGAAAGATGGCGGTTTGTTAAGGCCGGGGATCTGATATGCGCTGTTAGAAAGTGCCAGGGTCTTAAGCCAGGGGAAAAGATCGAACGCCTGGCAATGATCAGAGTTATCAGCGCCCGGTTTGAACCGTTGGCGATGCTGGTTTCCGATCGCGACTATGGCCGCCGGGAAATGGAAAGAGAAGGATTTCCAGGCCGCGATCCGGCTGATTTCGTGGCGATGCTATGCCAGCATTATAAATGTGATCCGACAACAGCATTTAACCGCATCGAGTTTGAATATGTGGCCTGATCATGCCCGTATTTTGCGCCCTGTTCGCCAATCCGCCGGCGCGGCCCTGATTAAGCTTGGATGCCGGATAATGGCCTGGGGTGCCGAAATCGCCTGCCTGGTGATGAAATTAGGCGGAAGGTTCATCGGTTGGGGGCATGAATGGACGCGATAGCCGAACCGGTGAGCCGTGATGTTTGGGCGAAGCGCATCAATGACGATTGGGATGAAGCCCGCGAGCGCTATTTTTCGGCGGGCGACAACCTGATCGCGGCCAAAGCGGCGCTACCGCACGGTGAATTTTTGATGATGGTGGATGCGGATCTGGCATTTCAAAAGCGCACCGCGCAACGCCTGATGCGGATCGCCGGCGATGCGCGGTTGCGAAATGCGTCTACGGTGACGCTTTTACCTACCGACGTTACGGCTCTATATGAAATTACCCGTTTAAGTGATGATGAATTTTCCGAAGCGGTTGAGGCGCGGCATTTCAAGCCGGATATGAATAAGGCCGATGTTACCCGGTTTCGGAAAAATATGTATCAGGCGGTCAACACGGCGGCGGCGGATGGTTGCAGCGTCGATGATCTGCACGCCCTGGTGGCCAGCGGCAAAAAGTTCGGGGCGATCAGCGCCGATCCGGCCTGGCGGTATGAAACCTGGTCGCAAAAGGGCGGCGGGCGTGCGCCGGATATGCATTACGGCACCATGACCCTGGACGAAATCAAGGCATTGCCGGTGGCCGAACTGGCGGCGGATGATTGTGCGCTGTTTCTGTGGGTCGTTGACTGGTTGTCGCCATCGCAAATGGAAGCCGTCGCCAATGCCTGGGGCTTCACCTGGTCGACGCGGCCCTATGACTGGTACAAGCAAAACAAGAATAATGACGATCTGGCGTTCGGCAATGGCAAATGGACACACAACCAATCGGAGTGCGTCTGGTTGTTAACAAAAGGATCACCAGAGCGATTCAGCGCCACCGAACGGCAAATCATCTGGGACAAACGCGGCGACCATTCAGAAAAACCCGATGAATTTTATGAGAGCGTGCGCCGGCTGGTCGGCGGGCCATATCTGGCCTTGTTTGAACGCCAGGTCAGGCCGGGGTTTGTCAGTTGGGGCAATGAGATACCGCGCAAGGATATGGAGTTGGGTCTATGAGTGTGCGAATGAGTAGCGAGGTTTGGGGGTTGCAGGTGAAGTCGAACCGCAAGCTGGTTTTGCTGGCCCTGGCCGACTATGCCAACGACGAAGGGGCGTCAATGTATCCGACGATCGATAGCCTGGTCAACCGGACCGGGGTTGCCCGGCGCACTGTAATGCGAATTTTAAAGGAACTTCGCGAGGCCGGGGCGCTGGTTTGTTACGAATACAAACCGACCCAGCACGGCGGCAAAATCCCTGTCTACAGGTTTGTGATTTCAAAACTTCGGGCTCTGAAAGATGATGTTGAGGGTGCCACAGCGGCACCCCCGGATAATGTGGATAACCTGTCTGAGGGTGCCACAGCGGCACCCCCCGAGGGTGCCAAAACGAACATCTCAGAGTGCCAAAATGAACATCTGAGGGTGCCAGACCGAACACCTGAGGGTGCCAAAACCGCATTTCAGAGTGCCAAAACAAACGTTTCAGAGTGCCATAGCTTGGCACTGAATCCATCATTAACCATTAATAGAAAAGACACGCGCGATAGCGGCGATGATCTGGCGGCGGCGGATGAACCTAAACCACTACCGGCGAACAGCCATTGGAAACGATGCGAACAACACCTGATCGATCGGCTTGGGGATGAGGCTTGGAATGTCTATGTCTGCAAGCTGGAAGTGTTGGCAGACGATGGAGCGGTGATCAAGTTGATGGTGGCGACGGCGTTTTACAAAAACTGGATCGAGCAAAACTATCTGGCCATTATGGCCGATGTTCTCAACCGCAAGATTGAATTTGTAATCGGCACCTGGCAAAGCCTGGCTATGAGCAAGCGGGCCACCGAACGGGTTGAAAGCCGGCGGGAAGGCCGGCGGGCGCATTGATGGGCGGATCATCCGATAACCCAACGTGGACCGATGAAGCCCGGCGACAGTTGGTAAAAATGCGGCGTGGTAAGGGGCGGCCTGCAGGATGGGCGCGGGTTGCAAAAGCCCTGGGATACAGGCAAAGCGAATGCAAAGCCGAACTGGCAAGGATCGTTCAAGATCGTTTGGATGAACTGCCAGGTTCCAATCAAATAACTTTCCGGGCAATTCTGGATAGGCTCAAGCAATCCAGATTTGCGGATGATCGGGATATTCAGAATGAACGGGTCGGCAAGTTAGGCGGAACGCCGGAAACCTGCGCCAAGGTGAAGCCCGATCAGGTTATCAAGATGTTGAAAGCGGGCGCGATCAGCCGCACCCATTGGGCGGCGGCGGAAAGATTGTGCGAAATTATGGACGGGTTTCAACGCGCCATGTATGCGCAACGATCGGAAGGGATCGAAACCGGGCGGGTCCAGGGTGGCCGTTCCGATGTTGTCACGCCATTGGAACGCATCGGCGTTGAGGGTGTGGAACTGTTCACAACGGCTTATATTCCCTGGTCTAAAAAAGCCCTGGTGCCTGTCATTGAGGGGCGGCGGGTGACCGTGCGCGAACTGGTATCGGCATTGGTCGTTGATAACCGATCGGCGAATGAAGTGATCGATTTGTATGATTTGCCGATTGATGAAAAGCGATTCGCAGAAATTATTCGGGGAAGCCTGGGTGATCTGGCCAGAATACTTAAGAAAAACAAATGGTTATAGATCAGGGTTGACGGCGGCGGGCTGAATTAGCCAATGTCTATCCATTCATAGAGGTGCGCCCGAAACTAGGTTTCGCGGCGCATTTTCTTTTGGGTAACACGTTGTTCCTGTCAACACGCCTTAAGCGCCGGCCCTTGTGGCCGGCGCTTCCTTTTGAATAACGCGGGTCCTTCCTGGCGTTTCCAAAAGTGATGCGGGGCGAAAGCGCGGAATTCGTGTTTTGAGGGGGCAAAATATATTTGCGAGGTTGTGAATCGGGTTGTTGATTGAACGGTGATTATGGCAGGATCAAAGGCACAAAAATCCATCGAACCGGAACGGCTTTGGCTGAATTTATCTGAGGCGTGCGAACTGGCGGGCCTGACAGCGGACCCGTTTAAAAAACTTATGAAGTCGCCGGGCTTCGATGTTGAGGTTGAAGGCGGTCACCAGGGGGTGCCTTATCGCATTTGCGGCCAGGGCCTGGCCGATTATCTGTCGCGAGAAAAAGAGAAGGAACGCGCCGCCGAAGAACAACGGCAAGCGCAAATCCTGCAGCTTTTCCCCGACGATGTTTTCCGGTCGGAAATACCGACCAACGGCGGGCCAAGTACAACCCGCGAAGTCAATGAAATTTTGGAAGCCCAACGCCGGCTTGATTTACTTCAGGCGGGGCGGGGTAATCTGGTCGATGCCGCCGAATTGACGATCGCACTGGAACAAGCGTTCGGCGCGTTGCGCAAAGAACTGCAGGAAAAAATGGTCGATATGATTTCCCGTGAATTGGGATTTGATAAACCGACGCGCGCCAAATTAGAACAGCATGTCGCGGACGGCCTTAAACGCGTTATTCAAAAACTACAGGATCCGGAAACCTATGAAACTTCCTAATGGTTGGACACTCCCCGCCTATGCCCTGGCGGCCACACTTATCGCGAATGCGGCGGATGCATTAACACCGGTTGAGAAAATGCCGGTTAGCGAGTGGGCCGAAAAACACCGGATCATTGATGGCGTTCCCTGGTCATTTGCCGAGGTTCCCTATTTGCGCCGGCCTATGGATTGTTTCAGTTCCGATCAGTTTTCGCGGGTTGTTGTCCAGGGGCCAGCGCAGGCGGCCAAATCAGAATTGATGAACAATTGCGCGGCCTGGGTGATTGCCATTGATCCATCAAATTCGATCTGGTTGCAGACCGATGAAGCGCAAGCCAAGGACTATTTAAAAACCCGTTTCAATCCGCTGATAAAGGAAAATCCGACAATCCGGAAACGCCAGGCGCTTGGAAATGATGGTGGGCCAACGTTGCGGCAATTTAAAGGCGGCATGAACCTTTGGTTTGTCTGGCCAACAAAAGGCCAATTACAATCCCGCCCGGCGCAAAATGCATTCGGTGATGATATCGATCGGATCCGCACAAATATTTCAAATGCCGGCCATTGGCTTGGAATGCTGGAAGCCCGGCAAACAACCTTTATCGGTCGCGAACGCGGCGTTTTTGCCAGTTCACCAGAACTTGGCCCGGATGCCGGCATCGAGGCAATGCGCAAGGATGGCACCAACGAACAGCCTTTTTGGAAATGCCTGCATTGCGGCGAACACCATGAGGTGAATTTCGAAAAGAATGCTCAATTTGATAAAAGCGGGACCGCCGCCGATGCCGAACGTTCGGCGGTTATGTTTTGCCCGGAATGCGGCGGAATTTTCGAAAGCGATGATAAGGCAAAATTGCGCGAAAGTCTGGTTTGGGTTGGCCCGAATCAAACGGTTGATGAGAACGGCGCGGTTATCGGCCCGGATATCGAAACCCGCGTGGCCAGCTTCCGGATCGATGCGGCAATGGGTTTTGCGCCCTGGGGTGAATTGGCGCGGCGCTGGCGATCGGCGGAAATCGCGTTCGAGCGAACACAGGATGAAGATCACCTAAGAACTTTTTACAATACTGGCCTGGGGCTCAATTACCGATCGCGATTTGCAAATAAACGGCCTTTGGAATCTGATGATCTGGCGGCCCGGATTGAGGGTGCCGGTTATACGATGGGCCAGGTTCCGGAAGGCGTAAAAGTCTTGACGGCGGCAATCGATATCCAGGCCAGATCCTTTGAAGTCGAGGTCAAGGGTTGGAAAGATAATTTCGAAAGCTGCATTATCGATCGCTTTTCAATTTCTCAATTGGAGGACGGGCGAACCGAGATCCGCCCGCATACCTATCCGGAACAATGGGCGATTTTGTTAAGCCGTGTTTTCTGGAAACGCTATTCCGTCCAGGGCGATGGTGAATTGACGATGCCAATTTATAACGTTGCGATCGATACCGGTGGCCTGGACGGGGTAACCGAGAACGCAAAACAATTCTGGTACTTGGCCCGAAAAGCGGGCGTTCGGGAAATGTCGATAACTTTGTTCAAGGGTGGCAATAATAAAAATGCGCCTTTGATGCCGAATTGTACCTGGTTGGAAAAAACACAAAACGGAAAGCCGATGCGGCGCGGGGCGCGGATGTGGGTTGTTCCCGTGCACCGTTTGAAAAATATTACCGATGCCAGATTGCGGCGCAACGAACCTGGGCCAGGGTTCATTCATATGCCGATTGATTTTCCGCGTGAACGGCTTGAAGAACTGGCCGCCGAAGAAAAAAACAATTCTGGCGATTGGGTGCGGAAAAAAGGCAATCCGCCAAATGAAACGTTCGATCTTGAAGGCATGAATATTTTTGCTTTGATGCGGGGCGGCCAGCAAAGGCCGGATTTACGTTGGGTGCCTACGTGGGCGCGTTCGGCTTCGATTACCCTTAACGATAACCGCGAAGTTCCCAAGCTGATCGATGGTGATATTCCGCAATCGATCAAAAAAATCCCGCGCCGCAAAAAGGCGCGCCGGCGCGGTAAATCATTCGCTCAGAACTGGGGGAATTCGTGATGGTCGAAACCCCCAACAATGAGCCGGCGCAGGTAACCGCCGGTGATACAATTTCATGGACAAAGACGGTTGATGATTTTCCGGCGGGTGATGGCTGGACACTCACTTACAATTTGCGAGGGCCATCGAGTTCGATTGATATAACCGCCGCCGGCCAGGCCGATGGCAGTTACCTGGTTTCAGTTTCGGCGGCAACGTCGGCAAACTGGACGGCGGAACGCTATCGGTTCAAGGCTTTCGTTTCAAAAGATTCCAGCCGTTATGAAGTGGATGAAGGCCGGATCGTTGTTGCGGCTGATTTTGCCGAACTGGCAATTTTTGATGAACGGTCGCACGCCGAAATCACACTGGCCAATATCAAAGCGGTATTGGAGAAAAAGGCAACCCGCGATCAACAAAGTTTCACCCTCCCGAACGGCCAGTCGCTAGAGCGAATTTCGGTTCCGGATCTGTTGAAGTTCAAAGATTATTATGAACGCGAAGTCGCGAACGAACGCAACGCCCGGCGACTCAAGCGCGGTAATCGTATCGGCGGCGTTATACTGACAAGGTTTACCTAAAATGGTTTGGAAAATTTTTGGCGGCGGGCGGCAAGTCAATGCGGTGGATCGTAAGGATCCGCCTGCACCAAAGCGGCGGCCTATCCATGCGCGCGGATATGACGCGGCCAAAATGGGCCGGCTGGTTGCTGACTGGCCAACGATGGAACTATCAACCGATGAAGAAATCCGGCGATCATTGAAAGCGATCCGGGGGCGGTCGATCGATCTAAGCCATAACAACGATTACATTAAACAGTTCTTGCGGATTTTGCCTACCAACGTTCTAGGCGCCAAAGGTCTTTCCCTGGTGATGAAGGCCAAGGATGATCAGGGCGAAATCGATAAGGATCTAAACGACAGGATTGAGGCGGATTTCAGGGATTGGGGCAAAAAATATTGTTCTGTCAATGGCCGTGGAAATTGGGCCGGGATACAAAAGCGGGTTGTACGACAGACGGCCCGCGATGGCGAAGTTTTTGTTCGCCTGGTCAAGAACTTTAACAATCCTTATCGGTTTGCCTTGCAGGTGATCCGGGCATCGGCCTGCGATGAACAATTGAACATTAACGAGGCGGGCCGCAACCAGATCCGCTTGGGGGTTGAGGTTGATCAATGGGGTAAGGCGGTCGCCTATCACTTTATGACAAAGCCAGGCCGCGCCGGGAGTTATGCGGCGCGCGGGCGGCATTATCAGCGGATCCCCGCCGATCAGATTTTGCATATCTTTGATCTTGATGATAGCGATCAGATCCGGGGCATTCCCTGGGCGCATACAGCAATGCGCCGGCTTAAAATGTTAGCTGGCTATGAAGAAGCGCAAGTCGTAGGCGCAAGGGCGGCGGCTCAAAAGGTGGGTATCTGGCGGCAAACGGATCCGCAGGCCGGCACGCTTCCCGGTGGTTACAACCCCAATGGTGATGCGGATGAAGGCGGCCAGGGTGATTATGATGATGATCCCGGCGAATTCCATGAGGACGGCCAGGCCGGCGAATTCCTGATCGCACCCGCCGGCTATACGTTGGATGCGTTTGATCCCCAGTATCCGCACCAGGTTTTTCCGGAATTTTTAAAAGCCATGATGTTGGGGGCGTCGGCGGGTGTCGGCTTGTCAAAACCGACGCTATCCGGCGATTTGTCAGATGTGAACTTATCCACGATGCGCCTGGGTATCCAGGCGGAAAGAGATCACGCCGGGGAGATAAAGACGTATATGGAGGGTGCCTTTCACGATCAGGTTGTATCGGCCTGGCTGGATATGCAGGAACTTACGGGCCGGGTTGATGTTATGGATCGGGCGCGCATCGATGCGGGGATCGGATGGCCGGAAAGAGTGTGGCCCTATATGGATCCGGTTAAAGAGGTTACCGCCGATGAAAAAGCGGTAAAATTGGGCTTTAAGTCGCGCCATCAAATTTGTCGGGAACGCGGTGTCGATTTCGCCGATATCGTTGATGAACAGGCGCGCGAAATCGAAATGATGAAAGCGGCGGGAATGCCGCTTGATGATGGACCTAACCCGCCTTTACCGCCGCCGGCGGATGAAGATCAGGACGATGATGAAAACAAACCAACCCCGCCGAAGCGGGGTTTTTTAGTGGAGAATTGACGATGAAAAAGAAAGTCGAACAGAAAACCGAAATCCGCAAAACCGGTGTTCAATACCGGACATTTACCGTTGCCGATCGCGCGATCGATGAGGATGCGCGAACGGTCGAAATTTCGTTTTCAAGTGAAGCGCCGGTCGAACGGTATTTCGGAATTGAAATTCTCGATCATAGCGCCGGTTCGGTCATTCTGGACCGGATGAACAACGGCGGCGCGTTCCTAGTCAATCACGATACCGATGATCAAGTCGGTGTTGTGGAAAGTGTGGTTATTGATAGCGCCGACCGCGTAGGCAGGGCCGTTGTCAAGTTCGGGCAATCTGTTCGCGCGAAAGAGATATTCCAAGACATTACCGATGGAATCCGCCGATCAATCAGCGTTGGTTATCGGATTTTTGAAGCTGTTTTGGAATCAGAAATCGACGGGGTTGATACCTACCGCGTAAAGCGTTGGGAGCCTTTGGAGATTTCGATTGTTCCGGTTCCGGCTGACATTAGCGTCGGGGTTGGCCGGAGCGAAACACGTGCATATGAAACAATCTTTAAAAGGGAAATTGTTATGGAAAATGAAGACAACACGAACACGGCTGATCGGGCGGGAACGCCCGCGCAACCGGCACCGGTGGTTGATACCGCCAAAATTCAGGCCGATGCCCGTGCGCAGGCGGTCAAGGAAGCCAACGCCATGTTGGCGCTTGGCGCAAAGCACAACAAACGCGACCTGGCTGAAAAAGCATTGGCTGAAAACAAGACCCTGGCGGAATTCCGGGGAATTTTGCTTGATGTTATTGGAGATGAAACGCCTTTGGAAACGCCAACCGGTGAAATCGGTTTGAATCGTGGCGATGCACAACGCTATTCGATTTTGAATGCCATTCGGGCCGCGCATTCGAAAGACTGGTCGAAAGCCGGGTTCGAACTGGAATGCTCGAAGGCGGTTGCCGATCGGACAGGACGTGCGGCGCGCGGGTTCTTTCTGCCAAGTGATGTAATGTCAGTTAAACGTGATTTGTCGGTTTTGGCACAACAACGGGATTTGACGGTGGGTTCACCGACCGGCGGCGGCAACCTGGTCGGAACCGATCACATGGATATGGATTTCATTACCGTATTGCGCAATCGGATGATGATTCGCACAATGGGAGCCCGTGTTCTTGCGGGCCTGGTCGGCGATGTTTCCTTTCCGCGCCAAACCGGATCCGGTACGGCCTATTGGGTAACGGAAGGCGGTAATACAACGGAATCGAATCAGACTTTTGGAACCGTTGCATTATCGCCCAAAACCGTTTCGGGGCGTACCGATTTAACCCGGAAACTGTTGCTCCAATCGTCGCCGTCGGCAGATATGCTGGTTATGGATGATCTGGCGGCGGCGCTTGCCCTGGCCATCGATTTGGGTGCCATTGCCGGTTCGGGATCCAGCGGCCAGCCGACCGGCATTCTCAATACCAGCGGTATTGGCGATGTTGCGGGCGGCACCAACGGCCTTGCGCCTACCTGGGCGCATATTGTCGATCTGGAAACCGAAGTTTCTGTCGATAACGCCGACGTTGGATCGTTGGGGTATCTGACAAATTCACAGGTCCGTGGTGTGATGAAGAAAACAACCAAAGTTTCAGGCGATGCCGGTGCCGGCTTCCTTTGGGAAAAAGGCGGCGATTATGCATCCGGCTTTGGTGAATTGAACAGCTACCGCGCCGGCGTAACGAACCAGGTTCCGAGTGATCTTGATAAGGGAACGTCAAGCGGGGTTTGTTCGGGCATTATCTTTGGTAACTGGTCGGAGCTGCTGATCGGCGAATGGGATGTGTTCGATATTAAACTGGATGAAATAACCCTGGGCGATTCCGGTGGCCTGGTGGTTCGCGCCTTCCAGGATGTAGATACCGGAGTTCGCCGGGCTCAATCGTTCTCCGCAATGCAGGACGCATTAACGGCCTAAAGCCGGGTTGACTTTAACCACAAACAAGGCCGGCCCGGGTTTAATCGCGGGCCGGTCTTTTAATCTCAAAACACAAAGATTTTCGAAAGGGGAAATCAACATGGCAGACGAAAAAAAGATGCGCATTTTCATTGCGCGGAATACCCGCATTGGATCAAACGCGGCGGAACGGGGAGCAACGGTTTCCTGTCCGGTCAGTGACGCACTTTATTTGATCGGTTTGGGCAAGGCTTTTGATCCGGCCAACAAGGAACATGAAGCCAAAATCGAGGCGGTTCGAAAGCAACTGGCCGCCGAAAAGAAGGCCGCCGCCAGTAATTAATCTGGCGGGGTTGAGATTGAACAGAAACGCCGGGGCAATCCCCGGCGTTTTCTTTTGGGATAATTTTAATGAATTTTGAAGATCAAACCGATATTGATGGCATGTTCGATGCCGATGATTTTGCGGAAGCGGTGGTTTATACGCGATCGGGGCAAAGCCCGGAAAATGTCGAATTGATCCTGGATTATAAAGCGGGTGAACACAATCTGTTGTCGGCGCGTGCGGATGCCGGCGAATGGATTGCCAGCGTTCCGGCGGCCAATATTGCGAGCGGCGCGCCTGGCGTGAATGATATTTTTGTTGCCGGTCGGGGAACTTTTACGGTTACCAAAGCAACCCTGGATGCAAGCGGGTTTATTTATGATCTGAAACTGAAGGGGCCGGCCTGATGGAAATTAGCGCCGCCTTGCATGGTCGCCTGGATGAGTTCATGGAACGAAAATTCCGGGGCGTACAAACGGGAATTAAAACAGGGGTTGCCGATACGGCGAAAGCCCTGCAATTGGGGTGGCGGGGTGCCATCAATCAGCGGTTTTCCGGATCTGGCCGGGTACGCGGCGGAAATCGTCGGATGGCAAACGCAATCCGGATGCGGGTCTATGAGAACGATAACGCCGGCGCGGGGGCCATCGTTTATTCGAAATTTGGCCGCAAGGATGCAAGCGGGAAATTTGTTGACTATTTGTTACCGCATGTAACCGGGGCAACCATTCGGCCTAAAAATGGCCGGTGGATTTATATACCCCTGCAGAAAGGCCGGCGGGCAAAGACAACCCGGTTTAGTGAACAGAACACAAAAAACCTGGCATTCATTCCGTTATCGGGTGGCCGGGCTTTGCTGGTGCGCAAGACCAGAACGCGATCGACGCCAATAGCTCTTTTACTTCGGTTTATCCGAATTCCAAAGGGGTTGAATTTTGAAGCGATCGTTCGCCGGGAACAGGCGGCCCTGGGCCGGCGCTTACTTGAGAATATGGAGGCGGCGGCATGACAACGCAACGCGCTTTGGTGCTGAATGCAGTCGAAACAAAGTTGAATGCAATTTCTGGCCCTGGTAAGTCGCGCAACCGGGATACCGAAGTCGATCCTTCGGAATATCCGCATATTGCCATGTATGACGGCGGTCACGTTGTATTGCCACAGAATGCAGGCAGTACGGTCTATAGGGTGCGCTTCGACGTTGAGGGCTATGTAACGTCGGCGGATGCGGATGGCCTGGCCACCGCGATCGATGCGCAATATGAAAATATTTTGACGGCGATCATTGATCCGGCGGATCCGCTTCTATCGGTCGGATCTGTTCGGGATGTTCGGGAAATGGATATGGGCGATCCAGATATATTGAATGAAGGCCAAAGCAATGTTGCGGCGGCTTTTCGTGTTGGTTTCGAAATTGATTTTGAAACGGCGGAAGGCGACCCAACGGTCGCCGGTTAATCAGGAGAAAAAAAGATGCGTAAACAAGAATCCGGGCCGGTGCCTGGTGGTCGTACCGTGGCAAAACCGGATCCGGTTGAGCCCAAACAAAGCAAATCGAGCGGCGATCGTGCCGGCAAACCGAAAAATCAGGAGTCTGACAAATGAGCGTTTATCGCACATTAAATAAAACCTTGCTGGCGAAAGTGGAATCAACGCCAGGAACCGACCCAACGCCTACAGTTGGCAGCAATGCGATCAAATGTTTCGGCATCCAATCATCAAATAACTTTGATGCGCAAAACACCGATGATGAACATACCGGATCGCTGGATAGTGGCGATCCAATCATCGGCGGCGGTTCTGTCGGCATATCCTTCGGGGTGAACCTGAAAGGTGCGGGAACTGCAGGCGCGGCACCGGAATATGGCGCGGCCTTGCGTGGGTGCGGATTTTCAGAAACTTTGACGGCGGCGGATGTTACCGGGACGGCGCAAGCCGGCGCGACGGGAACAATTACCCTGGCGGCGGGCGCGTCGGCGGTCGATGATGCATATAAGGGCATGGTGATCGAATTGGATGGTGGCACCGGATCCGGGCAATCCAATATTATCACGGCTTACGACGGGACAACAAAGATTGCAACGGTGGCCGCAAACTGGACAACGCCGCCGGATGCGACTTCGACCTATGCAATTGTTGCCAATGCGCTTTATCGACCGGCATCAAGCGGGCTTGAAAATCTCGCTTTTTACGAATACCAGCACGCCGCGGCGTCGGGTGGTAATTCCATTCTGAAAAAGATCCTTGGCGCGGCTGGATCCATGCAGCTTGAAATCACCAACCGGGAATTGGCAAAGCTGAATTTTACCTTTACGGGTATCTTGCCGGAAGTGCCTTCAAGCGTTTCGCATCCAGGGGCGGCGACTTATGACGATGTGAGGCCGGAAGCCTTCAAGAATGCGCAATCTCTGTTAGGTGGTGAGGTGGTTAAGTTTAATCGCTTTACCAGTGACCTGGGGGCCAACGTTGCGCAGGCCGATGATCCGGCGGCGACCTATGGCTATGATGTTGCCGGCATCACGGCGCGCAAAATTACCGGCACCATTAACCCGAACCTGATTGATGTGGCAACCCGCGACAACATGACCGATTTCCTCAACTCCAACACAAAAACGATTGTGATGCGGTGGGGAAGTGTTGCCGGGAAACGGGTTTCGATCCTGATGCCAACGGTTACATATACCGGCCTGAGTGGTGCCGATATCAATGGGTTTGCGCACCAGGAAATCCCGTTCCAATGCGATGGTGAAAACAATGGCCTTTGGATTTGCGTGCATTAATGGTTGATGCAGCAAAATCGGAAGTCTGGTTTACGCCAGCGGACCAGGCCGACCAGCCGGAAACGGATCAAATTTCATACCGGCTTAAGGTTCCGAGCCATCTTGAAAAAATCCAGTTCAAGAAAATGATTCGTTCCCTGGGTGGTCGGTTATGGGGGCCGGAAGAATTGCGCGCGGCAATGCGGGTTGCCATTGGCCGCCTGTTCGATGAAGAAAGCGAACAGGCCGAACGTGATGAATGGTTGGCTTTCCTGAATGGCTATTGGCAATTGGCGGATGAATTTGCCGGTTTCGATCAGAAACACCGGCAATTCATTTTGTCGGAAGGAACTTCGGGCATCGATCCAGGGTCGCAATCGGATGATATTAAAGGCGTGATATCGGCGATCCAGGGCCTGGCTGAAAAGTTTGATTATATTTCTGGCTGTTTATATCGGGGGGATCAAACCTATCGGGATATGTTGGCCGACAATGCCGCTTATTTTCCGATCTCGAACTATGTGGCTTTGTCGATGTTTATTCTCGAATGGAAGGGCATCGAGGCCAAATGCGATCGGAACCGGGACGGATTGAAAGAATCCAGTTTTCCCCATATTCCCGAAAATCATCTATTGGAGCTTGATCTAAAGTTGGGTTCCTTGATGTCTCCATCGGAGAAACAGGAAAAAAACTGAGTCTCCTCTTTTTGTGGCGGGCAAGGTCGGCGGATTTTGCCGATTTTGAAGATCTAACGCCGGATAATCCGTTACAGGGAGAGGGGTTTAGTTTTCCGGAAATTGGCTGGCCGGCTTTGCACGTTCATCCGCGATATATTGTCGATGATGAAAGTTATGATTATTTCGGCCTTTGGCAGGTGTTTAATAAATCCGGAATCTTGCCGGAAGCGGGTGGTTGGTTAGACCAGGCTGCAAAGACACTGGAAATCTTTGCAATTCTGGATCGGGCGCAATCCGTAATTCAATCCATGTATAAAACGGCCAGGCCGGCACCCTAAATCGGCGATAGCTGATCAGGTGCCGGCACTGGATTTTTTTTGTGAAGGTAATTTTTTTCAATGCCTCAAAATGATCTTTATATCCGCATCGGGGTAAAGGATGCCGAACAGGCCAAAGCCGCCTTGCGTTCGTTTGGGACGGATGGCCAAAAGGCATTGAATAACCTGGAACGGGCAACCAGAAAGCCGAGCAAAAGCCTTTTACGCCTTGATTCGCATGTTAAGGGAACGCGGGTAAGTTTGCAGCGGATGGGGCAAACGGCATCTATTCTTGACGGGCCGTTGGGTGGCATTGCATCCCGGTTTAGTGGACTTTCGACTTTGATATCGGGCGCGGGAATTGCGATGGCCGGTTTTGCCCTGGCCGGCGCGGCGGCGGTTGCCGGGCTTGGTAAAAGTATCGCCGCTGCGAATGAATATGAAAAATCCATGTTCAAGATCGAGGCGGTTTTAAATACAACCGGTTTTGCATCGGGAAAAACAGCGGCGGAAATCAACGAACTGTCAATCGCCATCGGTAAAGGCACCCTGGCCAGTGTCGGCGGGGTGAGAGAAGCGGCGGCGCAGTTGTTGACATTTAAAAATATTTCGGGTGATGCCTTTGATCGTACCCTGATCGCGGCGCAGGATTTGGCGGCGCTCGGGTTTGGTACGGTCGGATCATCGGCGGTTCAGTTGGCAAAAGCCCTTGAAGATCCGGCAACGGGTCTAACCATGTTGCGCCGGGTTGGTGTGAGTTTCACACAAAGCCAGCAAGATATGATCAAGGCCATGCAGGAAGCCGGCGACGTTGCCGGCGCTCAAGCGATAATTTTGGCAGTCGTCGAAGGCCAGGTCGCCGGCGCTGGATCCGCTCAGGCCGGCGGCCTGGCCGGCGCTTATGATACATTGACCGAAAATGTCGGACTATTCCTAGAGGGTGTCGGGAATAGTGGCCCGATTCAAATTATGACCGCGGCCTTGTCGGGGATGAGCAATATTCTTTCCGATTTGAATGATTCCGTATTTCCGCCGCTTAATCAAAGAATTGCCAATCTGAAAGCCGAAATAACTGATCTGCAGATTGAAATTGAACAACCAGGCCGGCTTACCGATATCGAGGCAACCGGAATTCTACATTTCGAAACGACGGTAGAGGACAAAAACGCCGATCTATTACAACGTCGGGAGCAATTGGCCAAACTGATCGCGGAACAGGAATCACAACAGGCACAAAAAAGACTTGCTGAAAAGGCGGCGGCGGATCGTCAATATGAAGCCGCCCTAGAAGCCAATTTATTGAGGGAGATAAAAGCCCGCGATAAACATACCAAAGAAATGGAAACGGCAATCAAGAAAGAGGCAAAGGCGCGGATTAGTGCAACGGAAAAAGCCTTATCGGAAATTGAGCGCCTAGAGGACCAGGCGGCAAAAGCAAGCCTGGATCCGATTGCCTTTGTTGATCGAGAACGCACAAAATCGCTAGACCATTACCGGGATCTTGAACAGAAAAAATTGATTACCGCCAACCAGTTTGGCCGTGCAGAGTTCGCAATTCAGGAAACCTGGCTGGAAAAGCGTAAGGCGGCGGAAAAGGAATTCGTGAAATTACAGTATGACCAGCGCGAACAAACGTTCGGCGGCGCGGCGCAAAACCAGATTTATGATTATTTCGGTGCAATCGATAGCGCGGGATCGCGCACCGGGAAATTCATAACCGGGGCATTTGGTGATGTTGAGGGTTCCTTAACGCAGTTTTTTTCGGGTGCCAAGGTATCCGGAGCGGATTTCCTGGATAGTATGAAATCCGGCCTTGCCCGGCTGGCGGCTCAGGATGTCATTTCGGGGATTGGTGGCGCTTTGGGCCTGGGTGGATCCAGTTCCGGTTCGGGATCGATCATAGGGACGGTTCTAAAAGAGGGCGTCGGGTTTATTAAAGATTTGTTTTTTGCCGATGGTGGAAGGGTGGAAGGTCCTGGAACCGGTACATCTGACTCCATTATCGCGCGGGTTTCCAATGGTGAGTATGTTGTTAATGCCGGCGCAACCGCAAGGCATTTGCCTTTACTCGAAGCGATCAATGATAATCGGGTTCCAGGATTTGCAAAGGGTGGCCGGGTTGGTGCCGATGGGCTTTTGGGCTTTGCATTTGGCGGTATCAATTCGGGCGATGATGCGCGGGGCACGGCTTCGCAACGCGGTGCCGGCAATGCGGGTTATGGAGCCTTCGGCGGCGGGGATCTGAGCGGCGGCCCTGGTGATTTCGACGGATTATATACACCGGATACCGACCATATTTATAATGTTTTTGATCAATACGGGAATATTGTTGATCGGTTTGGTGGTGGCTTTCTGGATCGGATTGCAACTTTTTTCGGGTCTGGCCAGGATAGCGGGTTTTTGGGATCCCGCGCGGCGGGAATTGGTGGAACGCTTGTTTCGGCGCTGTTGGGTGGTTTGCCTGGTTTGCTGTTGGGATCATCCATCGATCTGGGCCGTGAAATTGGAACGGGCGGGTTAGCCAGAAATGGCTATGGCGGCGGCGGAACCGGCGCTATGGGGCTGGTTTACGATCTGATTTCGGGCCGGCAATCTTTTGACCAGTTGGTCGATAATACCCTAAACAAATTTAATTCATTTGCCGGCAGTTTTGGCGGGGGATCGCAATCCCTGTTTTCCGATCGTGATGCCGGGTTCGGTGGCGGAAACAACGGCTTTGCGGGATTGGACGGGTTACCGTCACAAAATCAGGTTTATGCAAGTTTCGCTGGATTTGGTGGGGGAGCGTTTGACAAGTTCCGGGGAGATCTGGCCGGCCAGTATCGCAATGTTGAATTGACCGGTGCGCAAATCCTTCGGGGCTACCGGCGCGGCGGGCGGCCTGCTATCGGCCAGGAAGTTTTAGTCGGTGAAAGCGGCCCGGAACCGTTTGTCGCTGATTTACCGGGCACCATTCTTAGTAATGCGAAAGCCCTGGAAAGATCGCAAAGCCCGGATCTTTCGGAACTTGTCGATCTGCAACGGGAAAGCAACGACAACCAGGCGCAAATGATGAATATTATGGCGAATCAGCAACGCCAGATTTCGGCTCTGGTTTCCGCTTATGGCCAGTCGGCCAGGCTTCGAAAAACGGCCAGGGCGTAACGATGAGCGTTTTAACTGACATTACCGCCCGGCGGGTCTATGCGGTCGAACTAATGCCCTATGATCCGGCGACCGATGCCACAGTTACCCTTTACGGGGCAACGTCGGGGTTCACCACGTCGGCAACCGATACGCCGGCGCATACCTTTTTTGAACCGGTTATTAACAATGCGTTGACCTATTCGCGATCGATGTTTGAGCCTAATAAAATCGGTGGGCGGTCAATGCCGGATCCGGGTGTTATCGAAATTATAAACGTTGGCGGTTTTGATGAGTGGTTGGGTTACATCTATGATGGCCGGGCGGCAACGGTAAAAGTCGGCTACGATGGGGACGATTATACAGACTTCGAAACTCTGTTTACTGGTGTTTGTGGTGAAATCGAATATCAGCGTAACTTAATCAGAATTCCCATATTCGATAAACAGGATCGGCTAGATAAGCTGATCCAGGAAAACCATTACGCCGGCACCGGCGGTAATGAAGGGGATGAAGATTTAGAAGGCAAGCCCAAACCTGTATTGATGGGTGAATGCCTCAACGTGACCGCAATCTATGTGGATCGGACTTCATACGTTTTCCAGGTTCACGATGGCGCAATCAATGCCATTGATGCGGTTTACGATCAGGGCAAACTATTAACCCTGACAACCGACTATACGGTCGATCTGTCAAATGGCCGATTTACACTTACAGCCGCGCCGGCTGGCGTTGTAACCGCCGACGTAAAAGGATCGGCGACCGGGGCGGCCTATGTATCGAGCGTTGCCGATATTGTTGAGCGGATCGTTAAGGATTACGGCGGTTTTGTTTCTGGTGAACTGGATACGGTTAGTTTCGCCGATTTGAATACGGCAAATAGCGCCAAGATCGGGTTTTATACGGCGACAACCGAACGCAATATCCTGGATGTTCTGGATGAAGTTTGTTTATCGATCGGGGCCTTTTATACGGTTACCCGAACCGGAAAATTCCGGGTGGCGCGGTTTGAAGCGCCGGCCGGCGCGGCGGATAAGAGTTTTGAAGAAACGGATTTGATTTTAAACCAGATGGTGCGGGATTCTGGCGGTGCCATAACCTGGCGACAGCGGGTTCAATACGGCATAGCCTGGACGGTTCAATATGCGGATAACCTGGATCCGGCGGCGACCGATGCGCATAAAAGTTTTATTGCCGAACCGTACCGGGTCGCATCGGTTGAGGATACCGATATCAAGGAAGATGGCGTCGGTAAATCCGGATTTATCAATGCCGTTGACCTTGAGCCCTTGCAAACGTTGCTGGTTGAGGAAGCCGACGCGGCGACGGAAGCGGCGCGTTTACTTACCTTGTACCGCACCCGGCGCGATCGTTTCCTGGCGCCGGTTAAAACATCCGCTTTTGATACCGAATTGGGTGATGTGGTTGAAATCACGCATTCCCGGTTCGGCTTGTCTGGATCAAAAAAATTCACGGTTGTCGGCATGGATGAGCGGGCGGCGGAAAATCAAATCGATTTGGAGTTATGGGGCTAATGGCGCAAAAAGTTTTCATTTTGTATGACAATAAGGTCGATGATGCGACGATGAGCGCATCGAGCGTTGCCGGCACCTTGGCGGCGTCGAACCTGGTAAACCGGCAAATTAAAAAGCTTGCGCGAACCACGGGCGTTTCGGCGGAATACTGGCAAGCCGACTTCGGCGAAACGGTGTCGATTTCCTGCCTTGGTTTGTGGAACCATAATTTCACTATTGACGCAACGATCCGCGCGCGCCTTTCCGCCAATTCTGATATGTCGGCACCTGTTTTGGATGAGACATTCGAAGCCTGGCCGCCGCTATATGGGGCCGATGATATTGGCGCGGATCTATGCGGATATGGGGGATATCCTTTTTTAACCAGCTTTAATGATTACAAATATTATTGGGTTGAGCGGCTTTCAACCACATATGACGCCAGATATTTAAGGCTTGATATCGTTGATGCGGGCAATACGGCTGGATATCTGCAGGCCGGGCGATTGATCGCCGGCGTTGGCTGGCAACCTGAGAAAAATTTCTCGATGGGTTGGTCGCTGGATTGGGTGGATCAATCCGAACAAGTGCCAATGGAAGGCGGCGCGGTTTGGGTTGATGAGCGTGAAAAATTCCGTGTTCTAACCCTTCCTTTTAAGTTCGCAACGGCGGCGGATGCGGATGGCGGATACAATGAATTTAAACGGATCGTTGGCCATTCCAAAGATGTCCTGGTTATCCCGTTTCCGGATTCTGTTGGAATTCAGCAGTATAAAAATACCATTTATGGAATGCCAACGCTCGGCGGATTGAAAGCGCCAAAACAAGAGGGCGTGGATCTGTTTCAATTTTCAACCCAATTTAAGGAGTTAATAGCGTGACTGCATATGATGAAGTTGTCGCCATGGCAAAAGGCGATTTATGGCTGGCCAAATTTCAGGCCATGGCCGCGCAAGTAAAATCCGATGTGGCTGGTTTTAACGCCGGCCTTTTGTCCGATGCGCTCAGTTACGGGGCGCGGGAGATCTCAAGCGCGACGGGCGTGCTTCTGACCAGCACCGACAGCCGGATCCAGGTGGTAACCCAAACCGCCACAGGGCAGGCGGTAACCTTGCCGGATGCAACAACCGATATCGAGGGCCGGCCCTGGACCATATCCAATGGTGGAACCAGTGCCTTTGCAGTCAATGACGCGGCGGCGGTGCAACTTGTCGCCGCCGTGGCCGTCGGGGAAACCTATATGATCATGCTGATCGATGGGGCGACGGCGGCGGGGGTGTGGCTTATTGAGCGTTTAAGTAATCCGCCGGCACCGGATTATGACGATACGGCTTTGCAAACGCAAATTGCATTACTGAATCTGCGCCATGTTATTGATTTGGGTTTGCCGATCATCCAGGCTGTAAACGGGATTGCCGATGAATATGAAAATATGAGCGGCGTTGATTTTTATACAGCGCCGGCAAGCGAGGTGTTAAACGTTAACTTTGATGGTGCAGATGCGGCGACTTCTGCAACTGACTCAAGCACAGCGGCACAGCCTTTAACCTTTGTCGGCAACGCACAGCTTGATACAGCACAGTTTCGGGAAGGCGGCTCAAGTTTGCTGCTTGATGGCAACGGCGATTATATCAGCATTGCCAACCATGCGAATAATGCACTCGGCACCGGCGATTTTTCCATTGAATGCTGGTATCGGCCAAATGTTTTGCCCGCCGGGGTAGCGTTCGCCGGAGCCTTTGCATCAAAGGGAGATCCGTCAACTACCGGATGGCTCTTTGGTCATGGCGGCACTCAGATTTTCGTGAATATTGCCAACGTCCAGGTTTTGGTCGGCACGTCGGGTTTTGTTGTCGGCAACTGGTATCATGTTGCCCTGGCGCGGGTGTCCGGGGTCATGAAAATCTATGTGGATGGTGTCGAGGTTGCTTCGGCGTCGGTGGGGACGGATTTGAGTATTGCGGCTGCATGGCAGATTGGTGCTATTTCAGGCTGGACGGCAGTGTCCCGCGATATTGACGGGTGGATCGAGGATTATCGTGTTCTTAAGGGCGCTTCGGCCTATAGCGCGGCCTTCTATCCGCCGCGTAGTTTTAACGGGATTTCAACAGACGTTACATATGACGAGGCCGGCGATTATTTACATAATCCGGCGTCGGCAAATATGGTTCTGGTTTCGGTTGGATTCACGGCGGTCGCGGTGCCGGCAACGGGGCGCGTGGTTTGCCTGCATGAACCGGTTGCGGCGGTGACTTACAACACAGATTTTACGATCGAGGTTTCCAGGGATGGCGGGACTACCTGGACGGTGGCAACGATCAATGATGAGGGCGAATATGCGGCGGGGATCAATATCCTGTCAACGGATCCGATAGATTTGACCGGCCAGCCATCCGGCAGCGATATGCGCTATCGGCTGAAAACCTTAAATGAAATTGTCCAGATTGTTCACGCAACTTATTTACAGTGGAGTTAAAACAATGGCCGCACGATATGTAAAGCCGGGGCGGGGGAGCCCGTTCAAGACCGCCGGCGGGGAGAAAATCGAGCCCGTGAAGCCCGGTAAAAAAATAAAAGTAAAGAAAAGCAAATAAATGATTTTGTGATCGTTCACAGGAGATACGCCCATGCGTAAGGTTTCCGCCGCCCTTTTGGGCGGTTTTTTAATGCTCATCGCCCATGCAAGCCATGGCCAGGCCGTCTGTGGCCTGCGCGCCGCCATGCTTAAACAACTGCAGGGAAATTACAGGGAAACACCGGTTTCTATGGGGCTGGCCAGTAACGGATCGGTTTTGGAGATTACCCGATCAGATTCCGGAACCTGGACAATCCTTCTAACCAATCCGTCGGGTATCACGTGCCTGATGGCGGCGGGTGAAAACTGGGAAACGGTGAGGCCGGAGAAAAAGAAAAGAGGGGAGCCAAGTTGATGCAAAGTCTAATCCCGCCGGAATTTGATCAGCCCTTTTATTCAGGGCTCCTAACTATTGTTCTCGCCTGGATGGGCCGGATGATGTGGCACGTTCGCGAGGTCCAGGGCCATCGGCGGCGGTTTTTTTCCATGCACCTGATCTGGGAATTAATGACGGCCATATGCATCGGGTTCCTGGCCGATGGGGTTGCCGAATGGGTGGGCCTGGTCGGCAAGCCGGCGACGGCGGCAATTATCTTTGTTTCATACCTGGGGCCGCGCGGAGTCGAACAGATATTGCTGGCCTATGCCGATAAATTCACAACACGAAAAGGGAAATAGGCATGAAGTTATCAAAGAATTTTACACTTGCGGAACTTTGCAAATCTGGAACGGCCTTGCGATTCGGTATTGATAACACGCCGAACAGTGATCAAATGTTGGCGCTAAAGAACCTGGCCGAACATATTTTGCAGCCGGTTCGGGATCATTTCGGCGTGCCGTTTGTGCCAAACTCAGGGCTTCGGTGTGAAACCCTGGAAAAGCAAATTTGTTGGGGCGGCAATGACGATAAATCCTCTTTCGCCAGATGGTGTAAAAACCCAAAACGGAACCTGGCCGTTAATCAAGATTCATGGATGCAGTATTTTTTACGAAAATCGCATCCAACCGGCCAGGCGGCGGATTTTGAAGTTCCGGGTATTTCAAATATGGATCTGGCGGTTTGGATCGCAAATAATTTGGGTTTCGATCAATTGATTCTCGAATTTTGGTCGCCGGATGATCCGCACGCCGGTTGGGTGCATTGTTCTTTCCGGAAAGAGGGTAACCGCCGGGAAATTTTGACAATCGGGGCCGGCGGCACGTCGGCGGGCTTGGGGGATTGATGATGGATTGGGATAGCGTTTTAGCGATGGTTGCCGATGCCGCTCCTTTATTGGGAAAAATTTTGCCTATACCAGGTGCCGGCATTGCCGGCGCATTGATAGCGGCTGAATTTGGCACACAGAACACGCCGCAAGCGATCGGCGCGGCGCTGGCCGCCGATCCCAATGCCTATCAAAAATTGAAAGAACTGCAGGAAACCAATAAGGCGGCCCTGCAGGCGCAACTTATTCAATTGGAAACCATGAGTATTTCCCAAGTCAATAAGACGGCGCGCCAGGATTCAAAAAGCGAGGATCCTTTCGTTCGCCGCGCCCGGCCCTTTCTGATTTGGGCGGTTGGCGGATCCGTGGTTCTGGAGATCATTGTCGGCGGTGCCGTCATTGTTATTGATCCTGCCGCCATGGTCGATTTTGTCAGCCTGTGCGAGGCCATGGCGATCCCGCAAAGCGTTGCCGGCACGATGTGCGGGATCTACATGAAACAGCGTTCCAACGACAAGGCGTTAGCCGCTGGCCATGCCCCCGCCGCCGGCTTATTTCAGCAATTGACGGCAAAAATCGCCGGTTAA